CGCGACCGTGCCGCCGAGAAGGCGGCCTTCTGCGCTGGCGCCAGGAGGCGCCTACCCAGCTCCTCTGCCGCCCCCAGCGTCCCCAGCAGCGCCACCAGGCCAGCGGCCGTGTCCTCCAGCAACTCATCCAGCTCCAGCGGCGCCCGGCCGGCGAGGTAGTCTCGAGAGACGCCCAGCACCACGGCGACGCGGTCGATGCCGCCGAATGAGGCGGACACCGCCCCGGACTCCCAGGATGAGAGCGCCGTTGCTGACACGAGCGCCCGGTCTGCGACCTCCTGGATGGACAGCTTCCGGTCGAGCCGGGCCCCGCGCAGCCGCGCACCGAGCGCTACGGCGAACGTGTCTGCGGGGGCGTTCACGGCGCACCCCCGTCCGGCAGGTCCTGGTTAATCTCTGGGTCGTACAGATCGGTGAACACGCGGGCGTCGAGGTCGCTCAAAAAGCGCTGCCGGTCTTCGGTGCTCCACTCCGAAGGGCGTCCCCAGCTCTGCTGCTCACAGAACGTCGCCACCGCCTCGTAGGCCAGTTTACGACGGCTCAGCTCCAGGATGAAGCGCTTGCTGTCGCGCTCCCAGCTCCGATGGTGGCGCCGGACCAGTTCAGGCTTTGGGGCGTCGCCGCCCTCCCGCTGCTGGGTGAGCGCGCCCATCAGTTCATCGGCGCTGGCGTACTCGGAGCCAGCGAAGCCGGCGGCGGCCAGGGCGCGACCGATGGCGCTGGTTTCGCAGTTCTCGAGCGCGCTGGTGGCGTTGATACCGCGATTGCTGCGCTTCTCCTCAGCGAATCCGACGGCGACGTCTTTGCCGGTGGGGTCGGCGACGACGGCGCGGAAGACCACGCGCTCGTCGTCTGCAGAGATGAGCCGGGTCTTGAGGGCCCAGCCGTCCTCGATGGGGTGCGCGGCGCGGAACTCCTGCACACGAAGGGCGACGCATTTGTACTCGCGTCCATGGAGACGGATGATTCCGTCTGGTTTAGCATTGGACATCAGGTATTCTCCTTGTCTTGGGTCAGAATCACAGCGCGACCCAGGCCGCGCGCTTCGCAGACTGTGGCGAGGGCAGCGGCCTTGGCCCGCACAACCCACCAGCCAGCAACCTATGAGGATCACCCTCCACCGGTACCAGCAGTACAGCCCGGATCATCGCGTCACCACCTGCCACCACACGATGGTCGTGGCCGGCTGCGACAGGCACCACAGCACGAAGATGAGGCCAAACAGGAGCACCGCGGCGCCCGCGTCCTCCTTCCAGCGTGCGTTGGTCTCGGGGTTGGGTGTTGGGGTTTGTTGCATCAGTCCTCCAGCCGCACGAGAACGCGGCACCGGATGCCCTTGCGGGCGGAAATGAACAGGGCGTCGCCACGTAGGCAGCGCGCCTCTACGACGTCGCCGCCCCACTCGTTCGGACTGCCACCCAAATAAATGCCGGGGTGGCACTGTGTGTGCTGGTCGACAGAGAACCAGGGAGCACGGTACTCGCCCGGGTCGGAGTAGTCCGTGCTGCCTACGTGGCGAGATCGACGGGACCGGCTCCCGATCAACCACTCGGCACCGCCCACCACCTCGGTGCGTAGGCCAGCCTGCTCGATCTGATCGTCGGTGATTGGAGGGATCGGCGCCTGCGGATCGAGCGCGGAGCCGCCCAGGTTCGCGCCGCTCAGGTCCGCGCCGTTCAGGGACGCGCCGTTCAGATTCGCGCCGCCCAGGCTCGCGCCGCTCAGGTCCGCGTCGTGCAGGTTCGCGCCGCCCAGGTACGCGCCGAGCAGGTCCGCGTCGCGCAGGTTCGCGCCGCTCAGGTCCGTATCGCGCAGGTACGCATAGCGCAGGTTCGCGCCGTGCAGGTTCGCGCCGCGCAGGTACGCGCCGTGCAGGTCCGCGGCGCGCAGGCTGCGCAGGTCCGCGCGTACCTGCTCGGCGCTCTCGGGATCGTGTCTACAGTACCCATAGAGGGCCAGACACCACGCCTGGTGCGGAAGGTACCAGGCAAGCCTCTTGAGGTTTTCAGGGGCGGGGGCTCGCATCAGGTAGTATCCATGTTTGAAGCAAACAGAAAGATGGTGAGGGTCACGAGCGACAGCCCGACCAGGATGTCGAGGGCGGTCATGCGGCCCTCCAACTCAGCCCGTCATCGACGACCTCGGGCCCCTCCACCGCGACACGAGCGCAGCGGTGACAGGCCCCGGGCCCGCCCGGATCGTCCCGGTGGCAGACCGGGCAGGCGTCGGGGTCGTGTTGGCGCTGTTGGGCGATACAGTCAGGGCAGCGGTCGCCCGCGAGGGCGGGGGAGTAGCGATTGCAGCGGTTGCAGAGGCCGGCGTTCACCGGCGGCCCCCGTAGCCCTGGTCCGAGATGCGTGAGAGGATGGCTTGGAGGGATTTACTGGGTGTCATCGGTTGATCCGTGGTCCACCTCACCCTATGGGTCGAACTCCGGTCCGTCAATGGATAGCTTTAAAAAGGCCCTCCTTGACGGGGGGTGCGCGGCCGGGTAGTATCCGTTTATGCTCGTTCACACTCTGATCTCTGCCCGGCTCCAGTTGCAAGGGCGCACCGTCGCCGATTTTCACCGGGATATGGTCGCCCGGGGCTTCCTGGGCTCCAAACAGGCGGTCTACCAGTGGGTATCGGCCGCGACTTGCCCCTCTGCGTGCTGGTGGTCCGAGGTGGCCGACAGTCTCGGGGTGGATGTCCAAGACGTCGCCTTAGCTCGGCATGGGCTGCTGACTCCGGCGCGAGCCCTGGCCCTGGCCACTACCACTAAACCCGGGGAGGCCGTATGAACCTCCATCCGCTCCTCCCTCCCCCTCTCGGGGACCACCTCGAGCTACCGATAAAGGGCCGCATGGTGCGCGCTGTCGCGCTGCTGGCGATCCAGGTCTTCTTGGACCACCCGGGACTTACGTACCAGGAGGCCATGTACAAGATCATCCGGCGGGCCTGGAGTGTGTGCGGGCAGATCGTATGGCTCGGCGTCGATGGCGGTCCCGAGATCGCGCAGATGGGCCAGGAAGAGCCCCGAGGGCTTCCGTTGGTTGTGGGCAACCACGCGCTGACACCGCTCAACGTGGGCGGGCAGTCCCTCGACATGGCCATCGCCGAGCTGGGCCGCACGGGCGACTTCCCGGTACTGGTGCTGAATGCGCACCGGTTCGTTCATGGGATGTGGGCGCCGCGCGCCATCGGTGACTGGCTGGTGGACAACCCGACGGCGCGGGGTGCGGTATGACCCTCACGGAGCGACTCGCTGTAGCGTTGCTCGAGCAGTACGGTCTCGAGGCGGTGTGCCGCCTTCTGGACGACGCCGAGAACGGCGATCTTCACCGCGACCCTGGGCCGGCCGAGGTGCAGGTCGAGCACCGTCGCCGCGCTCTCGCCCAGTTGGGCGAGATGAAACGGAACTGGCGTCCCCTGGTCCATCCCGGCGACGTGTGCCGTCCGGGGGTGGCATGAGCCGCAACCCGCGCGCTGCGGGGCGCCGGTTCGAGCAGCGGATCGCCCGCGACCTGCGCGCCTGGCTCGGCGAGGACTGGACCGTGATGCGGAACCAGACCGATCGGCAGGCCGGACAGGGTGGGTGTGCGGGTGAATTCACGATCACCGGGCCGCACCGCTTCCCGTTCGCCATCGAGTGCAAGGACGGCCACGGCTTCGACTCGCGGCAGCTCTGGCGCATCCCGGTGCCTGGACCTCTGGTGTCCACTCCGAGCAAGCGCGGGTTCTGGGCTCAGGCTCAGGACCAGGCCGACGCGGTGGGCCTCGAGCCCCTTCTGGTGTTCCGTCGCGCATCGACGGGGACCGTGCTGGCTGCTGCTCGCCGGAGCGCGATGATCCACATCGGCGCCGCTGGGACTCGGTGCGACATCGAGATCGAGCGCTCCTGGATCCGGGTGGTCCGGTGGGCTGCGGTGCTCGACACCCTGCCGTCCATGCTGTTCGAGATGCCGGGCGCGCGGAGGGTAGCGTGAGTCGCCCGAACCTGCTCGCGCTGGACAGCGAGCTGGCCTCCCCTGCGGAGGGCGGCGCGGGGTTCATGGCGTCGGCGCTGAAGGCCGGGCCCGGGGTGGTCTGCGCCACGGGGACCGCGACGCCGCGAGCGGTGATCTTATACGCCGACCGGGCCAGCCAGGCGCGGCGTCGGGCGTTCGCCGCCCAGCTCGGGACCTATGAGGGGCTGCTGACGTGGGGCGGGCTGACGTTCGACGTCCCGGTGCTTAATGCGTGGTGGCCGGACTGGTCCAAGCACCTGCCGAACCGTCATGTGGACCTGATGGCGCTCTGCACGCTGCTGGCCCACGGGGTTCCTGCCGAGCAGCTTGAGAGGCTGGGACTCGGGTGGACGAAGCGGTGGCCGTCGTGGAAGCGGCTGGTGCGCGGCTGGGGTCTGGACAACGTCGGCATGCACACGCTACAGCGCCGGAAGGTCGAGGGCATGACCGGAGCCACTGCGCCGATCGCGTGGCAGGCCGGACGGCTGGATGAGGTTACCGAGTACTGTCTGGGCGACGTCACGCTGCTGTGGCGCCTGTACTGGCACGCCTGGAACGGCGGCGCGCTGAGCAACGGCAGCGCCAGCGTCAGGATCCCCCGGGAGCTGCTGTGACCGTGGCGGTGGACTGGACGTTCGTCGAGTGCGTGGTGCGCGACCTCGACTCCGAGGGCCTGGATCCGACGGCGCTGCTGTTCGCCGTGAGCGCGCTGGGCTGCGTGTGGAGTGACAGCGACGACGACCGGGAGGTCTTCAACGGAGCGGAGATCGCCTCCGCATTCGTGGTCGACGCGCGCCGGATCGAGGCGCTGTGCCACGGGCGCGACACGGGGCCGGGCACCAAGCAGCGGATAAGCGCGTTCTCCGGGCTCGAGTCCTGGGAGGACTTCGAGGCCCGGCTGGAGCGCGAGGACCAGGAGCGCAAGGCCCGCGAGGAGGAGGAGCGGCAGGAGCGCAGGGAGAGATACCGGCGCGAGTCGCAGAAGGCGTGCGCGGTACCGCGCGGGCAGCGCGCTGGCGAGGTCCGGCGGCGGCTGCGGGAGCACCGGGTGCCGCGGGAGAACCTGGCGCACGCGCTGCGGGCGCGGATCACCAACGGTCAGGCCCGCAAAATCGTCTGCCCGAAGTGTGGCAAACGCTCGGTCTGGTTCCATATCGAGCCCGGCCGGATGAGTGGGGCAGAGTGCAACCACAAAAAGTCATGTGGTTGGCACGGGGCGCTTGACCTGCTGGCGCTGATGTCTGGCGCGAGCGCCAACCCGGCCGCCAGCGGCCAGCGGAGCCTACTGTGAATCGCGAAGACCTGGAGCTGCTTGTGGGGATCGGGACAGATCCGGAGGCGGGGCCACGCCCGGGCGTCTGGGCGATGCTGAACCGGTACAAGGACACCTATCGACGCGGGAAGCTGGTCGATGAGGGCGCACCGAAGGGGCGCCCGGGCAACATCATCAAGGTCCTGACGCATGACGACCGGTGGGCCGGACAGCTTCGGCTCAACGAATTTACCCAGGACCACGAGCGCAACGGGGAGGCCCTCGGAGAGACCGACGACACCCGGATCGGGGTCTGGATGGAGGAGCACTACGGGATGGAGGCCAAGACGTCGGCTGTCCGCGAGGCGGTGGCCGTCGTCACGGAGAACGAAAGGCACCATCCCGTCAGGGATTACCTGTCGGGGCTTCAGTGGGATGGAGAGAAGCGCATCCACCGATTGCTCAGCCGGTACATTGGAGCTGAAGATACGCCCCTGAATTCGGAGGTATCGACGCGCTGGTGTATCTCTGCTGTCGCGCGCATCCTAGTGCCTGGAACGAAGGTGGATACGACGCTCGTGCTCGTGGGCCCTCAAGGCGCGCTGAAGAGCACCGCGTTCCAGACGCTGGCGACCCGCGATGAGTGGTTCGCTGACTCAGCGCTGGACCTGCGCAGCAAGGACGCATACCAGGCGCTCCCCGGGGTCTGGATCTACGAACTGAGCGAGCTGGACTCAGTAAACCGGCGGGAGGCGTCGAGCGTTAAGGCGTTTCTCTCCTCGCGCGCAGACCGCTACCGGCCGTCGTTCGCGAAGCGCACGATCACCGTGAGGCGCCAGTGCGTCTTCGTGGGCACCACCAATGAGCAGGAGTTCCTGAACGACCCGACGGGCGCTCGCCGGTTCTGGCCGGTGCGGGTGGGGGACATCGACCTCCCCGCGATCAGGCGAGACCGGGGCCAGATATGGGCCGAGGCTGTCCACCGGTTCCGCTCCAAGGAGCGTCACTGGCTCGATGCCATCTCCTCCAAGTTACTGGTGGAGGCGCAAGACGAGTTCCGGCGCGTCGACCCCTGGGAGCATCCGATTAAAGAGTTCCTGGCAAGGCCGACCAATCGGAACGGGGTCACCGTCGCGCAGATATTGACGTCGGCCTGCGAGCTGAAGGTGGACAAACAGGGGAAGAACCATTCGATGCGTGTAGCCGGAATCCTCACCGGACTCGGCTGCACAAAGAAGCGGAAGCGTCAAGGCGCTAACCGCCCGGTCCTCTGGTACCCTGAGGGGGTGAGGCCATGAGAGCGCACCGGACACACCGGACACACCCTGGCCACACCTCAGGACCGGTAGGTGTGACCGTCAAAATCGACGATCCAGACGCAGTTTTGGGTACTGTGGACACACCGGACACGCCTCACGACGATCCAATACGCGCTCACACCAGAACGACTCCAAGCCAGTCCACCGGGCAAAAGTGTGGCCAGTGTGTCCAGTAAGAAAAGAGTAGTTCAAAGGCTGAATATCCTGGCCACACTTTGGCCACACCTCCCCACACCCTGGAAGGCATGACCACCTCCAAGCAACATGTGATGTTCGGCGAGGTCTGGCCGACAGCTCGCAGTACGCCCCGAAGCCGCCTGGCGGCGCTGAAGCCCGCGGCCCTGATCGCCGGCATTCACTCGGCGTTGCGCGGCCAGGGCTGGGTGTCCAGCTACGAGCTGGATAACCTGCTGGTCAGGGCGGGCTGGAAGCGGGGGGTGCTGCACCCCCCGCGGCGTGGGTCTGTGGTCGATGAGGCGCTGGGCCGGATGCGTCGGAACGGGCTGGTGCAGCGGAGGACGGTGGAGCGGGTTGGGCTCGATCCTCGGCATGAGTGGCGCAGGGAGGCAGCATGAGCAACGCCATGAAGCCGGGGCCCGATGCCTTGCTATCGCTGGATAGGGGCATCACCGAGCTGCGCGATGCGCTGGATCGGATGGTAGCGGAGCGCAGGGCGGCACCGACGCGCCTCCAGCGACTGGAGCGTGTGGCGGCTACTGCTCAGGCGTTCGCCTCAGACTTCTCGGATGGCACCCTGATCTACGAGGACGAGCAGGGCGATCAGAGCTGCCTGTCATGCAGCTCGCCAATCGGGCGCTGCTGGGAGGGGTGCAGGTGGCAGGCCCTCAGCGACGCCCTGGCCGCGCTGGCGGCTGAGAAGGAGGTGGCGTGACCGTCTGCCTCCCCCGCTGGCTCCAGGACCAGGTTGGCATCCTGCGCGGCATGGGCTGTGACCCGGGTGCTGTGGCCTGGGCTGCGGAGATTGTGCAGCGCGTAGGCGCGACGGCGGCGACCATGGCGCCCACCGAGGACGGCAAGGGCGTGCTGGTGGGGTGGGCCAACGCTGGGGGGACCGTGGACGTGATGGTGACCGAGCTGGGGGAGGTGGACGTGTTCATCTCAAGGGGCGCAGGGCAGGCGCGGCCGGGGGATGTGAGCCGGGCTGTGAGGGCTGGGCTTGGGTGGGGTGGGTGATGGCCAGGACCGGGCGACCGTCGAAGCTGACTGAGGAGGCAGTCAGCGCCATAGAAGAGGCGCTGGGGAGCGGCTGTTCTATGGACGACGCCGCAGACGCAGCGAGTATCGACCGGGCCACCCTGTACCGGTGGATTGAGAGGGGTGAGGGGGCGAAGTCTGGGGAGTATAGCGACTTCTGCGACCGGCTCAATCGCGCACGCGCGAGGGGCAAGGTCGCGATGGTTAAGGCCATCAGGAAGGCAGGAGACAAGGACTGGCGCGCTAACGCCCACATCCTGGCCTGTCGCTACCCGGAGGAGTGGAGCGAGAAGCGGATCATAGAGGCCACCATCAAGGCGGTGCAGACCATCGAGGACCCGGAGGCGTGGGCGAAGCAGATCATGGAGCTGGCGCCGGTGGCCGCCGAGCTGCTCGGACTCGAGATGGAGATCCGCGGTGAGGCCCCCGAGTAGCCTGCGGGGCCAGGCGGCCCTCGCTGTCGGTGCACACCCGCTGACCAGGGCCCGGCTGTGGCACCGAGAGCCGCCGCAGACCAGCCAGCGGCGGGCAGCCCAGGCGGTGCTCGGACCAGGCATCCTGATAGGCATCGTCCTGGGAGGGAACCGCTCGGGGAAGACGGAGGAGGGCGCGCAGATAGCCGTGGCGTCCGCCGAGGGGAAGCAGAGCCTGGCGGTGCAGATATGGGCGAGGCTCAACCGCCTCGACATCAGCGAGCTGCCAGATGGGCCCGGCCGCGTGTGCTGCTCGTCGCTGACCGGCAACGACAGCATTCGGGTGCAGCGCAAGAAGGTGGAGAAGTACCTGCCGCCGGGCACGAAGTGGAAGAACCAGCAGGGGCACGGTGAGGCGTCGGCCCACCTGCCGGGCGGCGGGCTGTTGCTGTTCAAGTCCAACGACCAGGGCCGGCGAGCCTTCCAGGGCGACAACTGGGACCTGTTCTGGGCCGACGAGGAGCACGACGAGGCCGTGGTGGACGAGGCCCGCATGCGCCTCGTGGATCGGTCTGGCCGGGCGCTCTTCACTATGACCCCACTCAAGGGGCAGACCTGGGTGTGGGAGCGCTTCGTAGACAAGCCCGAGTCCGGCTCGGTGGTCTACGCCCTGCACTCCGCCGATAACCCGCACATCCCCAGGGAGTACATGGAGGCGCTGTTGTCGAAGTACGGCAGCCGCCAGCGCGCGGCGCGAAGCCGCGGTGAATTCGTGGCACTGGAGGGGCTGGTGTATCCGGACTGGCGCCGGGACATCCACGTCATCAGCCCGTTCGACATCCCGCAGAGCTGGGACCGCTACCAGGCGATCGACTTCGGGTACACCAACCCGACGGCGGTGCTCTGGGGCGCGCTGGATCCAGATGGGCGCCTGTTCATCTACCGGGAGCACTATCGGGCGCGCTGGCTCATCGGGCAGCACGCGGAGGCCATCATGGAGGCCGAGGCGTGCCCGCGCTGCTGGGACGCCGACGGCTTCGGGCCGATGGAGAAGGCCGAGAGCTGGTGGGAAGGGGCTGCTGAGCGCGCCGAGAAGTGCCCCGCCTGCAAGGGCTCAGACTGGCCGGGCCGGCGAGAGCCAGAGCCCGAGGTGCGGTGGGCTGACCCTGAGAACGTGGAAAACCGGCGAACGCTGCATCAGGACTACGACCTCCACACGCAGATGGCGATCAAGGACGTGCTGCCAGGCATCGAGGCGGTGGCCGGACGGCTGGTGGCGCAGGGCGACGGACGGCCAAGGCTGTACGTGTTCCGGTCGTGCCCGAAGCTCATCAGGGAGATCGGGAACTACCGGTGGAAGCAGAGGACGGCGGACGGTAAGCCGAAGCCGATCAAGCAGGATGACCACGCGGTCGATGCGCTCCGGTACATGGTGTTCGGGCTGCAGCGATTGGGGGTGTAGTGGGACTCAGGGTGGTCGATATCTACAATTCGTAGCGGCCTGCGTTATCATCGGGCCATGAGCACCGCTCTCACTGTCCGCCCGTCCCTGTTCGTCCGCATGGTCCGCGCCACGCCCCTACTGCGTGCGCTGATCCCTGTGGAGAACCCGCAGGAGCACATCGCAGGCTCGGACTACGTGAGCACGGGCCCGATGGGGACTGCGCCTTCGTTCAGCGTCGCGCGGTCTATGTCTGCCTACGGGGCCTTCCCGTGGGTGGTGGCGTGCGTCGAGGCGCTGTGCACCGACCTGGGTGGCCTGCCGCTGCGGGTGAAGGTGGGCGGCGAGCGGCAGGACAACCACCCCGTGCTCGACCTGATGGCGCGCCCGTCAGAGCGGACGAGCGGGCTGGTGTTCATGCACCAGTGGATCACCGACCTGTCGCTGACGGGCTGGGCTCCGTGCCTGGTGCTGGTGGACCACCGGGGCGACCCGGCGTCTGTGGTGCGGCTGCACCCCCAGCGCACGACCATCAAGCCGACGCCCGCCGGCGAGCCCGACGTCTACGTCTACAACCACGGCGGCGGCGAGCCCCAGCCGTACCGCTACGATGACGTGCTGTGCCCGCGCCGCCCCAGCTGGGAGGACGACCCGAGCAGCGTGTACGGGCAGGGCGCGATCCGGGCGCTGAACGAGACTCTGACCGCTGACCTGGCGTTCCAGAAGCTCACGGCTCAAGCTGCGCGCCACGGGCGACCCGCTGCGGTGGTCAAGCCCGCCGTCGGGCCGGACAAGGCGGTGACCACCTGGAATCCGAAGAAGGTCAAGGAGGTCAAGCGCGCCGTGGAAAAGGCCGCAGGCGACAGCCACGGCGGCATCATGGTGCTCAACGCCCTGCTCGACATCGAGACCCTGGGCTGGAGTCCTCGCGACATGGAGGCCCCGAAGCAGGCTGAGCTCTCCCGCGAGACCATCCTGGCCGCCTTCCACGTTCCACCCTCCCGCGTCGGGCTGCCCACGGCGAACTACGCCACGCAGGCGCAGCAGATGAAGACCTACTGGGAGCACCTACAGGGGCTGGCCGCGCTGATCGCTGGGGAGCTGACCCGCCTGGCGCGCCGCTGGGATCCGTCGGCGGTGGTCTACTTCGACTTCTCCGGCGTCGAGGCGCTCCAGGCGCAGCGGTCTGAGCGCCTCCAGCGCGTGCAGCTCCACACCTTCAACGGCTTGAGCGCCGCCGACGCCTACCGCGCTGAGGGCTTCGATGAGCTCGCCGACAAGGTCCGCGACGACGTGGACGAGAAGCAGGACGCCGCGCGCGGCCTGGCGCTGGACATCCTCCGCAGCGGTGAGCCCCTGGACGACACCATGCGGCATGAGCTGATCGCTGCGCTGGACGGCGGGTGGCAGGAGCGCGGGCTGCGGCTGGTCGAAGGTGGCAAGCGCGAGCCGGTGGCCGACATGGGCTGGCTCGCACCGGGGGCGTGATGCTGGCTGTCGGCCGCAAGTCGAGCCTGTTGGTGCGGGCACTGCCGACTACCGAGCGGGGGCGCGCCGCGCTGTGGCGCGCGTTCATCAGGACGAAGCACGCCCCGTCGGAGCTGAAGCTGGCGATCGCCTGTCGGCGCTACCTGCGCGACGCCCGCCAGCGGTACGCCGATCGGCTCGAGCGCATCTTGGATGGAGGCGAGGGTAAGGCGATCCGCCGGAACCTGTCTTTGATGGAGTGGTCCGAGCTGTTCGCCACGGTGTTCGAGGACGCAGCCATGGGTAGCGCGTCGTCGCCCAGCATCGGCCGCGCGATGGCTCGAGCCTTCCGGTGGGCGATCCGTGAGGTGGGGGCCGCGTCGAAGTGGAGCCCCACGCTGTCGCCGCTCGACCAACAGGTAGGCGAGCTCGTCACCCGCGTCGGGCAGACCACGCGCGCCCAGGTGCGCCGCATCGTCACTGACGGCTTGGAGAACGGGGCCACGATCGCCGAGATTCAGGAGGGGCTGATGGAGTCCCCAGCATTCGGCCCATCGCGAGCCCTCATGATCGCCCGCACCGAGACGACCCGCGCGGTGTCCGGCGGTACCGACTTTGCGCTGCAGGCCGCCGCCGAAGAGGGGATCATCGTCAAGCGCCAGTGGTTGTCGGCCCGCGACGCTGCGGTTCGTGAGAGCCATCGGGAGATGGACGGTCAGGAGGTCGCCGTCGGTGAGCGGTTCGTCTCACCGTCTGGTCGCAAGGCCACCCACCCCGGGGGGTTCGGTATCCCCAGCGAGGACATCAACTGCCGGTGCACCGTGCTGCCGGTTGTGGACTGAGGAGAGAGTCATGTACGCACAGCTCATCGGGACCCCGGGTGACACCCTGCTCGCGCTGGTTCGCCATGCCGACATCGGCCAGGACCGCGAGGTCGAGCGCCTACAGGCAGAGTCCGGCGCTGACGCTGGGGCCGTTCGTGCGCTGCTGGAAGGGGAGCACCTCCCTACCACTGGCGACGCTGACGTGCTCGACGCCATCGCCCGCGCCGCAGGCATCGCGCCACAGGCGCTGGGGTACCAGGCCGCCATGACGCGAGCCGCTGATGGTGAGCAGGCCGAAGGCGGGATGCGGTTCGTGATGAGCACAGCCAGTTCCGACCGCTACAAGGACATCCTGCTCCAAAACTGGGATGTCACGAACTTCATGAAGGCGCCAGTCTGCCCCTGGATGCACAACTACTGGGGCCTACCGGTGGGGAAGTGGACGGACGTGGCGGTCAGCGGGGCCGGCGAGAGTCGCTCTCTCAAAGGAACCCTCATCTTTGATGACGACCCCGAGCACGAATTCGCACAGAAGGTGGCGAGCCAATACCGCCGCGGCTTCCTGGGGGCGGTCTCGGTCGGCTTCCTGCCAGGCAAGTACACCCGGCGCTACTCGCTGGACGAGGATGATCCGCTGTTCAGCAAGCGCGGCACGATCTTCGATGACCTCGTCCTGCTGGAAGCATCCGCGGTGACGGTGCCCGGCAACGGTGAAGCGGTGGCGATCGGCCGCTCGATGCTGGGTGTCCGGCACTCCGCGCCCCCCGTGCCGCCCCTCGACATGAGCTGGCTGCAGGCTCCGGAGGAGGAGCGCGCCTGGCTCTGGTGACACTCTGTCGTCACTGAAGCCTGTTGACGACATTCTGTCAATCGTGTATGCCTCTACTGTGAGTCGTGAGACCCGTATGAGGTGAAGGCCATGGACGAAGATCAGATCCAGCCCATCGTTGCCGGGGACACCCAGGCGCAGATGCAGGATAAGGTAAACAAGGCCATCGCCGAGATCAACGACGCGCGGCAGCGCATCAAGGAGCTGGGCGACAGCAAGGCAGAGCTCAAGAAGCTCGCTGAGCGCTCTGCTGAAGAGCTTCGCGCCATCCGCGAAAGCAACGCTCTGACCGGCCGCGCGCCCAGCGGCTCCGAGTCAGAGATGGTCGGCATGTACAGCACGAAGGCTGCCGACGGTACGCCCACCGTGCGGATGTACAGCGGCGAGGTGCGCGCCCAGGACGGCGGCGGGTGGGAGTCTGGCCTGCTGGATGACACCACCGATCATGGCGCCTGGCACTCCGCGGTGAAGGGCGCGGCCTCCGACTGCGCGTTCGTCGCCCTGGTTCGCAGCCGCGACCCCCGCGACGTCCGCGACCCCCGCATCGTCCGCGCGCTGGCTCCCAGGTCGGTGGCCCGGCTCAACCGGCTGCTCAAGGCGGCACCGGACGGCATCAAGCAGCGCATCTTCAACTCGGTGGACGGCTCCGGTGGGGAGTTCATCCCCACAGAGGTGCGGCTGCCGGAGCTGATCGTCGCGCTGGAGCTAAAGCTGTCGCGCGGCTTCACCAACCTCTTCCGCTCTGCCGGGATGTCTTCGAAGACCGTGGTGAACCCCCTGCTCCAGGCGGGCGGATTGACGGCGTACATCATGGGAGAGGCGCTCAACGACGACCCGGATCAGTTCCGCTCATCCCAGATGAGCACCTCCGACCGGTCACGCACCGCGGTGAGGTACGGCACCCGCACCGTCATCGACTCGGACGCCGACGAGGACTCCCTCATCGACTCCAAGGCGACGGTGATAGCTCGGGCCGCTGGAGCCATGGCGATCGCTCGTGAGAACGCGACTATCAACGGCGACACTGCGGCGACCCACGGGGATACCGGTATCACCAGTTGGAACCCCCGGGGGGTACTGGCCTCCGGCGGGCTGGGCTCTGGGGTGGACTGCCGCCGCGCCTGGATCGGCCTCCGGCACCGCGCCATGGACATCGGCGCCACCGCACAGCTCGACCTGAGCGACTCGCTCACCTACGCGAAGATCCTCCAGATGCGCGGGATGCTCGCGCCCGCCCAGGGGATGGACGGCGATCTCATCCTGGCCATCTCGTGGGATGAGTACATCAGCGACCTGCTCAACATCGACCAGGTGGCCACGGTCGACAAGTACGGCCCGAACGCGGCCGTGGTGACCGGCGAGGTCGCGCGCGTCGCCGGCCTCCGGGTGGTGACCCCGTTCCTGCTGACCAGCGACACGAACGCGACCGGTATCTTTGACAACGCGACGACCACCCAGGGTCAGACCCTGACGTTCAACCGGAACCAGTTCGAGTACGGCGTCCGGCGCGGATTCATGGCTGAAGCCGACAAGGACATCACCCGCGGCATCCACAACCTCGTGGCGTCTCGTCGGGAGATATTCTGGACGCTGGACCCCGCCACCACGGTGAACGTGGTCCACGGCTACAACCTCTGAGGCTGTCACCATGAGCATCGAGACCAGGTCCCTACAACTGCCCGAGGCCATCGCCGCCACGAGCGTCAAGAGCGGGCTCACATGGAGCCGCGACGACTCCGCGATGATCTCCTCTGCCACGTTCTGCCCGACCGTGGACCTCACCGCGCACGACTCCAACTACGTTGATCTCTCCCTGGAGATCGCGGGCACCGAGGTGGCCTCCGAGCAGACCACCACCGGCGACACCGGCGACCTCACCGAGGGTACCGAGATCACCCTGGCCCTGTCGGGGAGCCTGGAGATCCAGAGCGGCGACTACGTCGTCTTCAAGGCCACCAAAGCCGGATCTGGCGTGGTCGTCTCGGGCTCCTGTGAGCTCAAGCTCGAGCGCTACCGGGCGGCGTGATGGGGGAGGGGCGCTCATGGCCGACAGCCATAGCTACAGCGCCCTCTGCTCCGTACGCGCACCGCGCGCTCTACGCCCAGCTCCGGAGGTGGTCATATGGCTCTGATGACTGCCGACGAGGTCCAGGTGTACCTGCCTGCCCTGGCGGGGGATGCCGAAGACACGACCCTCGACACGCTGATCGCGCGGTTCGATGCGCTGGCGGCCGAGCACCTGCGGTTCCCGGATGCGCCGGGTGGAGTGGTCGGCGCCTCGAGGACACTCGAGGACTCGACATACACCCTGTATATCGACGGTCCTGACTCCCAGGACCCGCGCATCCTCGACCTGGGTGTCTACCCGGTCGTCTCCATCACCAGCATCCACGCCGACGCGATCCGAGACTACGGCACCGATGCTCTGGTAGACTCCGGTGACTACACGCTGTTCGGCGCTGAAGGCCTGGTCGAGCTGACCAGCGCAGCAAGCAGCGCCTGGGCCACCGGGCCGCGGGCGAACAAGGCGGTGATCGTCGCCGGCTGGACCTCGATCCCGGCCGCCATTAAGCACGCCTGCGGACTGCAGGTGGCGGGCTGGTGGAAGAACCGGGGCACCGTCGGCGTGCGGTCAACATCGCAGCGCGGCACCTCGGTACAGCTCCGCGCCCTGTCGCTCCTGCCCAGCGTGCGCGAGGCCCTGCAGCCCTTCGTCCTGATGGGTGGCTGCTGTGCCTGATACCGTCCATCAGCTCTCTGTCCGCCTGCGCGCTCTCGGCGCTGGTCGCCTGGCACTCGCGTTGCGGCGCGTCGCCATCAAGACCGCCCTGCGCGCCGAAGCGGGCGCCAAGATCAATGCCACCCAGCGCCTCCGGGTTCGCTCGGGGCGCTTGCGGAACAGCATCGCGGGGAAGGTCGAGCCGCGCCCTGGCGGCCTGGCCGTGGTGCTGTCTGCCGGTGGGCGCACCGGGGGCGCTGACGTGGCCTATGCGGGGATCCAGGAGGAGGGCGGCACCATCCGGCCGAAGCGGGGCCGCTACCTCGCCATCCCGGTCCATGATGCCCTGTCCACGGCCGCAGGCGTCCAGCGCTACCCCAGCGCCCGCCACGTCCCAGACCTGCAGTTCATCCCCCGCGGCAAGCCCCGGCTGGTCCACAAGGAGACCGGGGAGCTGTACTACATCCTCAAGGAGCAGGTGACCATCACGGGCAAGCACTACCTGCGCGACGGGCTGCGGTCCGCCACCCAGCGCCTCCCCGCTGAGCTGCGCGACGTGCTGCAGACGGAGGTGGCTGGTGGGTAGCAGGCTGCGCGACATCCTGGAGATGATCCGCGACGAACTGCGCGACCGCGTGGACGGTGGCGCCAGCTACGACTTCGACCTCCGGACCGTGAGCAGCACACCGCGGGTGGACATCGGCGAAAGCCTGATGCCGCCGAGCGGCGCCGAGGCGCACGTCCTGATCACCCCGATCGGCCGGCCCTCCAACGAGACACCCGGGCAGGTGCAGCTCAACAGCTATGGTCGGACCCTGACGGTGCAGATCACCGGACTGGTGAAGGCGACGACGGCGCCCGGCGGCGAGGCTCTCCTGCGCGCCTGCGACCTGGCTGACGACATCGAACTCGCCCTGGAGACGTCGATGGGCGTCGCCACGAAGCTGGGGAGCCTGCTGCACGGGCTCAGCTTCGACTACGACGTCCTGAGTGGCGCCGCCCTGCAGCTCCCCGCCGGCTTCGGCGCTGTCCTGGGAACGGTGACCTGCCACTACCAGGAAGTGAGGGCGGCATGAGCTGGCTCGACTCCACCTGGAACTTCCGCGCACCCATCGCGGTGGACAACACCGGAGGCGCGACGCCCATCGACGCATCCGTGACGATCCCGGACACCTGGGACGAGTTCTGGGACACCGTCCTCTCGACAGGGTTCGACGTGCGCCTGGTCGCCGCCGACGGTGTCACCGCGCTCACCTTCAAGCGCACGACCTGGGACCACCCGAACAAGTCCGCCGTCTTCGAGATCGACGCTTGGGCGCCGGGCTCCTCGGACGCGACCTGCCAGGCGTTCATCTACTGGGGCCGAGTGGGAGCCTCGGACGCCGCGACGAGCCCGACGATCCTGTCGCCGAAGCTGGGCACCATCGAGCTGGGTGTACCCATCGGCACCGTCGTCGATGCGCGGCGCGAAGCCCCGGGGACCACGTCGCCGTCGCAGAACATCCACAAGACCGCCAACGAGACGATCTTCGTCTACATCGCGCTCGACGGCATCCTGGCCGGTCGGTCCACGAAGGGCAACGGCAGCTTCCTGTACGAGGAGCTGCAGTGGGCGCAGGTGAAGGTCACCGACGGCGCTGTCGACCAGCCCGGCATGTACGACGAGACGAAGACCCGCATCATCGAGCACGGCGGCCGGCGCTACCTGCGCGCCCAGATCGCCGCCGGCACCGCGGGCGAGAACTACACGCTCGAGACGACGATCCGAACGTCGCTCGGGCAGCAACACGAACCCCGACACCTGATCAAGGTTCGGACCCCTGCTGACTGAGCGAGGCGAACATGGCCATTTCTGCAACCGGACGCGGCACCTACATCGGCTTCGAAGCCGAGGCCACCTACGGCACCGCGGAGACCATCGACGGCAGCAGCAATTGGCGGCCGCTGGTGTCGGGCTCCCTCCAGACCCGCGTACAGCGACAGGCTGTGCCTGACCTGTACGACGGGGGCACCGTCTCCCGCCGGAAGCACGACGT